ACACTTATCTGATAAATGTCCATTTTTTAAATGTTGACTTATTCTTTTTTTAATATTTAAGGTTCTTCCAACATAAATTATATTCTCATCAATATCTAAAAATCTGTAGATATAATAGGTTTTATTTTTTATTAGTTGATTCAGCGATACCACCACTCAATGCATATGGTTCGTTATATTTCAACTTTTTCTTTTCTCTAACCGGCTCATACCCTTTTTTCTTAGTATCCTTTTCTTTGTTTTGATGACCTGGGGTTTTCCCGTCATCATCAAAATCAATTGTATCTGGTTCTGCTATTGAACCTCTCTTTGCGTATGCTGATGTTATGTGATGGTCATTAAAATCACTTTCACCTTCAGATGATGGTTTTCCACTTTTTACAGGTTTCATCTTATCAGTAACTTTAGTTGGTAATGATTCGAATTTATATTTCGGGTCTGATGTTTTGAAATCAGCTTTCCTCATTATAGTCTTAGCGATTAGTTTGTTTGATTGTTTCATAAATGGAATGTTTAGATTTGTTCTATCATCCTTTACTACAATCTGATTGTATTGATTAAGGAACTTTACAAATTCCTTTTTGTTTTTACCTAATCTTTTAAAGAATCCTATCAACTCTGCGTTTGATACTTCTTTTCCGTTTCTTGGGTCATTTAACCTATCGAAGAAATGTTTACCAGTAAGAACTATATCAACTGGTTTAAGTTGTTTATCAGCGAATTTATCAATCTTTTGTAAATCACCCATTGGGATTTCAGTTAAGGTATCTTCCTTTAATGGACTCATACCATTCTTAACTCTAACCTTATTTAACTTTTGAAGAACTTCTTTTTGTTTTTTAGATTTTGGCATTTGTTTTAATGCTTGTGAAGTTAATTGGTATATAAGAGTTCTATCTTCTGAGGATAATTCCTCCAACATACTATTTGATTCCTTCCACTTATATAATCCAGCTATATCAAGTTTTTGTTTATGAGAATCCCATCCACATTGATGACATAAATACTTACCACTATCATCAGC